TTAATATCCTTAGCTCTTGCAAAAAGTAACTTCATTGACTGCCATAGGTCTATCCCTTTTACTACTTTGTAGTTCTCATTAATTGACATCACCTCTATACTAGCTAGGACCAATGCCACTACTTTAGTAAGCATGAATGGTACACTGAAAAAAGTTAGTATGATATCATTAAGAATAAATTTGTCTATAAGAAAAAACATAATTACAGTTACCTCATAAAGTGCTAATTTGCTAATTATACTTGAGAGCTTTCTACTAGTTACTTTTTCATTTAACTTTTTAGCTTTCCATATCCCTGTAAAAGTATCAATAGCTATTAATACTCCTATCATTAGCAGTATGCCAGATATTGGTAAAAAGAATGCAAGGCAAATAGATATTAAAGTCAAAAGTTCTTGTTGTATAGATATTAATAATAGTGTCAACTGTGTTTTCATAATAAATAAAGTTTAATTAGCTTGTAACCAAAGTATACAAGTAGTATAAGAAATAATATTACACCTAGTACAGCAAAGAAATTTACCCACCATGGAATGTATTTAATTTTTTCTGGTTTTAAAGTTTTGGTAACAACTCTGGTATGATAGACATCATTACCCTTAATTGTTTTATAGATTGTGTGAACTTTAGCTTTTGTATAATATACATTATCTTTAATCTTAGTTTGTATATTAACTAAAGTACCATCCTTGTCTCTTAGCTCTTTTTTTAGTTTAGATACAACATTACCTAAAGAATCACAATATAAAGTGTCAATTAAAGTTATAGTTTCTCCAGGGATTACAATTGTAGTATCTTTAATTTGTATTACTGTTACAGTACTATCTTTTTGTACACATAGTGGACAATACTTTGCTAGTCTCTTTTCAAGAGAGCAAGATGATAATAATACAAGTAATATAATTAAGTATTTCATGTTATTAAATATTTTCTTCATTATATTCAACATCAAATTCATTTTTTAACTTATCAATAAACTCTTGCCTATCTTCAGTTATAAATTTATTTTCAAGTCCTGTTGTTAAAACATTATCTCCTCCATATATTCCATAATAGAATATTACTTTGTCATTATTGTAAACTATATAGTGTTTCATATTATAATCCTCCGTCTAAAATTGTCCAATTATTTGGTGCTAAAGTTAAAACTAATCTACCTGCTGCTCCTGCTGCTGAATATTTTGCTCCTGTTACTGTGCCACCAAATGATATATTTCTACTTGGTTGCACCCCTGAAACACTCCATCCATTATAAATAGCATCTAAATTTATTTTAGAAAATGTTGCAGGTGTTTTAGTAGACATAAAGCTTATAAAGTTTGTAACATTTGCTACATTCCAAGATCCTATGTTTTGGTCAAATGCAGTTGCACCTCTAAACATACTATTCATACTTGTAACAAAAATTGTGTCAAATAATAATGGTTGATTAAATACTAAAGCATCTCTAAACATACTATTCATAAGAGTAACATTTCTTGTGTCAAATGATACTGTTCCTCTAAATGATGAGCAACCCTTAAACATACTATTCATATCAGTAACTGCTCCTGTGTTAAAAGATAATGATTGATCAAATAATTTACAATTTTCAAACATACTAGCCATAGTTGTAATTGCTGAAGTATTCCAAGAATTTATATTATTTACAGTAGTAAGTGAATTACATTGATAAAAAAAGCTATCTAAACTAGTTATACCTGTTAAGTCAAGAAAATCAGATACTGTAGATAAATCTAAATTACGACAAAGAGCAAATTGACCTCCCATATCAGAACCTAATCTTAAACTTCCCCATTGTATAACTGAAATAATGTACTCTGTTTGAGGAGGAGAAAATAAACTAAAATTCCATCCCGTACAAATACCATTTATTGTTACTATATAATCTCCTTTGGATAAATAAGTATGTGTTGTTATAGTACCATCATTAACATCTGTATTACCATCTCCCCAATCAATAGTTCCTGTATAAGTTCCTGTTACTTCATAAGGTAAAGTAATAGTTTCACTTGATCCTGTTGTTCTCCAAACTGAAATAAATAATTTTGGATCAACTGATGAAACAGGATGTATTATATTTGTACTTCCTGGAACACCTAAAATTTTATTTAAGTTTATGTCAGTAGGCATGATTAATCAATGTAAGTAATTAAGAATGTAGTACCTGTTGCATCATAGCTTATGCTATTTAAATAATCAACAGATGTTGGACTAAAGCTTACAGTATAACCTGGTTTTAAATTTTCTCCGTCTACACTACCATCAGCTGCACCTACATTAGCAATAGAAAATCCATAAGTATTACCAGGCATCATGCCTGATGTTGAAACATTATATGCATGAGGTGTTCTTAATTGTGGTGATAAAGGTGCTGGAATTGCAAGAACAGCATTAATGATACCTTGTAATCCTTTTAGCATTTTTAATTGCCAAGGAAAGTTATTTCCTTTTTGACCATCTGTTTTTAAATCTCCTACTGACATGTTTTCTTGTTTTAATATTTTTTAATATACTTTAGTTAATACAAAAATTAAGTTTTTACTTTTTAAGTAAATCCAGTTTAGAATATCCATTTTGTTTATTTATATAATTATTTTTTTTTGTATTTTTTAACTTTTTTTGGTGCATTAGTTTTTGCATATCTATTAGCTGCATAAAGTGTTAAACCTGTGCCAAGAATTCCTTGAGCTACAGGGTTTTTTAAAACTTTTTTAGCTGCATTTGCAGTATAAAAAGGAAAACCTCCAATTATTTTACCAGTAACATTTTCAGATGCAAGTCTTGCTTTAGATTTTACAAAAGGGTCTTTTGTTTTTGTTGTACTTGTTGTACTTGTTTTTGTTGTACCTGCTTTAGTAGTGCCTGATTTTTTTGCTGCTGCTTTTGCATTTGCTGCTCTTGTTGCTGCTGCTTTTTGAGTTCTTGCTAATGTTTGTGCTTTTTTTGCTTTTGCTGCTTTTTCAGCTAATGATGCAGCTTTATAACTTTTATAACCAGTTTTAATTCCTTGATAAGCACCTTTAGCCATTTTAACTATAGCTCCCCATTGTGCTTTAGGTAATTCATTATTTGCCATGATTTTTTAGTTTTAAATAAATAATATATATATATAATATACAAAAATTTATTAATAAAAACAAAAAAATTATAGAAAAGATCCAGCAAAGAAAATTAAAAGAAGTGAAGCAACAATAAAATATGAACCAATAGCTTCACCTTGATGATCTAGTTCATAAGCATCTTTAATTTTATTATATATAGGTCCTCTAAAAGAACTTCCTATAATCCATAACAAACATGCTATGCTTAAAAGTAATAACATCAGTATATAATTCATAATGTGTCAATTCTACGTTGTAAATATACTAATGCTTTTTCTAAATCTTCTTTATTGTTAAAGGTTTTTTTACCAGCTCTAGCTAAATATTTTATTACATTTCCTAAGTAAAAATCTTTATCTAACTTCCAGGCTTCTAATACATTAAAAACTTCATATGTTGAATCTTTTCCACCATAGTATTTAGGACGTGATTCAAATGGTGGAATATTTTTTCTAAAATCATGAACATAATTTTTAGTATTATATTCTAAATCTAAAGTATTTTTAATTCTTTTATCTACATCTTCTTTAGATATTTCTTTAGAATTAATTTTATTAGTACTTGTCTTTCCAGAAAAGTATGGAAGATCATCTGTTATATTTACCATATTATTGCTATATCCATTTCATTAAACATTAGTTTTACACTACCATCAATGTCAACTTTTTCTGCTTGTTCTAATTGTGGAACAGGAATATATACTAAATCTCCAACAGCAATCTCTTCTACTTTATCACCTATAGCATATACAGTAAGTTTATTCCATTGTTTCATTGCTTCATACATTAAAGCATCTTTATCTTTTTCAGATAATGTAATTACTGATTCTTTTTTTACAGGAACCTCAATAAGTATTCTTCTTCCTCTTAATGTTTTAAATGGGTTCATATTTATAGTTTTAGTAATTTAACAACAGACATTTGAGCATTTAGTATTTCTCCTACTGCATGATCAAACAATAAACTTTTAACTGGAGATTGTGTTGACATTGTATAAGTACTTTTTAAAATTTCTGTAATCTCAGAAAATTTTTGTTTTACTTCTAATTCAACACCTTCTGGTAATTCTTCTGTATCTAATCCTACTAAGATATCTCCAAAAGAATAAATTTTTGTTTCTTTAAAGGATATTTGATTTTCATTAATTTTATGAGATCCATCACAAAATCCATTAGGGTCTTGAGATTTTCCACATCCACATTTAATTTTATCTGACATAATATATTTGTTTAGTTTTTACAAATATATTAATATTTTATATAAAAACAAATATATTAAAATTATTTTCTAGAAAAAAAACTTTTTTTTGGTTGTTCTACTTTTGTAGTTTTTAGTTTTTCAATAATCTTATTTGCTTCTTCTTCTGCAAATGTTATTACCTCTTCTTCTTTATCTTTTATATCCCAATTATTTAATAAAATACTCATGTGCATTGTCTCATGCATAACTCCTGTAGCTTTTTCTGTAATATTATATTTTTTAAAGGTACCTAAATTTATAAACAAGAATGGTTTGTAAGGATCTTTAGCTGTAAGTTTTTTATCTGCCGGATCATAATTAGTTAATCCATATATGTAAACACCATTACCTTGATCTCCATTTTTAGAATTAGTCATGTCTACTTCTTCTGCTTGAGCATCTGCACGATTAAGACCATGCATTTCTTTAACATTATAATAATCAAAAATTTCAGTAGCATCCTTACCAATTAATAGTAAGTACTTGCCCATATCTATTTTTTTCATAATTTTATTTACTTACCTTGACCTCGGTATAACTTCTTATAATTCTTAGAAGACTTAAGTTTAGAAACTTTAGTTTTTGCATGAATACCAGTCCTAGAAACTTTTGGTTTATCTAACTTAGTAATTGTATCTTTAATTTTTGCCATAATTAATTTTTTACAATTCTTTTAAATTTTCTATTTCTTTAGTTATTACTAATAACATTTCTTCTTTTTCTTTTATTAATTCTTCTTTAGTTTTTTCAACAATGTCCACAAGTTCTTCAATGTAAGTTCCTTGTTCATTATAATATCCTATTAATTGTTTCATTTTTTTATATTTATAAAGTATGTATTCTTACAGCACGCACAAGGAAGCTGTTGCTCTTACCGGTGCTGCTCTGGTAGCCACTGGAGAAAGAATGGTTCCACGCACTGTTGCTATTGGCCTCCGTAGAACTCCAATGTTGAAAAGGACTAAAACCATTTGTTACTCCTAAAACTTTATTAACAATAAGTGCTGAATTATAACAAGTATTTAACTCAAAATTTGAAGGCAAATACCAATCATTAAAACCACCACCTAAATAAAGTCTTGCTATTCCAGCAGCATAAGCTGTAGTAGCAGCAGATCCTGTTTGTAATATAATTGCATTAGTATTTGAAAGACCATCCGAATAACTTTGAGCAGTAATACCTATTAAAATAGATTGTTGTGCAGGTACTGTCCATGGAAGACTTGTAGATAAATTAGTTAAACTTGCTATAAGAGCTTTTTTAACTCCATTTTCATCCCATTCTGCTACAACTATTCCACCACCCAAAAGTTTACCTATATTTGTGTTTGAACTTGGAAATGGAAATAAAGCTCCAATAGCAGTTACAGGAACAGTAACTGGTAAATATGCATCTCCTCTTGTTGGATTAGGAACACCAACTACTGTAACTGCATTAGTCGGTATAGTTGGACTATATTTTCCGCCTTTAATCCAGGAAATAAAATTTAAAATATCCATTTTTTTATAGTTATAAGTTATACTATAATATACAAATAATTTATTACTAAAACAAATATAGAAAACATTTGTGACATTACCTATATATAAAATTTAGGGTAGGTGCTTATACTCCCGAGTATGTTCTGTCTCAGATGTACCCCCCAGGATGTCAAGTTTATTGCACTAAAAACTGGACAAAGTTATTTGGGTTTTTAATATGTATGAGATTATGGTGGGTCCTTAGCAAAACACTCCCCGGCTCTCCACAGCTGGGTAGTACCCCCCATGAAACTGAGAGGACCAATCCAAGTCCAAGAAAAAAAATACAAAATAAAATCCTACAAGAAAGTTTTATGTACTCTAAGATAAGAGTACTATACTAAGTGTACATACTATGTAGTACTATACTATGTATACTATACTAAGTAACAAAGAGAAGGAGAGACATGACATACTATACTATACTATACATACTATACTATATATATTATAATAAAGTAAACTTATTTATAAGTAAGTAAACTTTAAAACTATATACATATGAAAAGAGTAGACATATTCAGTATTTCTGCATCAGACTCAAAAGGTTTGATGCAGATGCAAACTAAACTTAACCAATGGCTTACAGCCAAAACATTGGTTAAGTATCAAGTTCTTCCTTGTGGAGAATTTGTAATATTTAATGTTTGTAGAAAGAAAGAGCAGGAGTAATCCTGCTTTTATTTAAACAAAACTTATTTATAAGTAAATAAAATTGATAAATGGAGTATGGTTAAGTCTAGAATTAATTCATACACAGATTATCTGAGCCAAGTAAGTTGATTGGCAATATTACTAGAAGCAGGGTGTCAACAAGCCTGCATATTTTTAAAAGTAAACAGTTTACAAAAGTTATGTAAGTCCTATATGTGATGAATAGGCAGACAAGATAAACTGTTTTCTTTTAAACAAAAACTTATTTATAATTAATTAAACTTTAAACTAAAGACTATGAAAACTATTGTATTTATTTGGTACCTAATTAATGGTACTATTATTCCTCAAAAAGAAGTTGATGGAAGACAGTGTTATAGGGTTAATTTCCCTGAAACTACTGAAATTACAGAAGGTGACAAAACCTTTTGTGGCAATGTTGTAGATTATGCCTATAAAGGTGAAATCTATAACTATATTGAAACAAAGAAATTTGTATACAATGAAGATTTAAAATAAGGGGAGTAATCCCCTTTTTTATTAATTTAAATTTAAACTAAAAATTATGAAAGAAATGGATTGTCAATTTATAGAGGTTACCTCTAAAAAAGCACACAGTAATATAAATGGAACATTATATTTTTGGTGTGTTGTAAGTATAAATGATAAGAAATACAAAGCAATGATTTATGCTACTACTTTATGGCATAATAACATAAGTGAAGGAACTTGGTTAAAAGCAAAAATATCAGGTTCTCTTATGATAGTACACTATGAAAAAGGTTGGTATACAATATCTGTGTGGATGTAAAGGGAAGAAATTCCCTTTTTTTATAAAAATACACAAGTAAAAATGTTCACTCTTATTGCCTTCGGCAAGGCTTTTTTTAAAAAACTTATTTATAAGCAAGTAAAGTAAACAATGTTGTTTATTTAAAAACTATAAGGTATGATTAAATTAAAATTTGTTGAAGAGACAACCTCTTTGGGTAATGTTGTTAAGAATGCAAACATTACAGGTAAATTATTAAGCATTAGTGAAAAAGTTTTTGATTATGTAAGTCCTGAAACAAAGGATACCATATTCTATAAACTTGCTACTATTTCATTCAAAGACCTGAATGGAAATGAAAATAGCACTTCAAAATGTGTAGTTTACCAAACTTCATATGAAAAAGGTATGGAGATAGGCCAATCTTATTTGGGTAAAATCACATTGAGTGATGCACTTAATGAAGACGGGTCTAAAAGAGCACCTTGGATTATGTTAAGTTCTTATGTTAAGGGTGAAGAATTATCATTTGATGATTTTGAAATGGCATAAGTCATAAAGAAATAGTGTATAGAAATATGCACTATTTTTTTTTTTGTATCCACCGTGTGTAACTATGTGACTTTGGTATTGAAAACCAAGTAGTTACAAAATGTAGAATTTGTAAAAGTAACAGTTTTTACACTCATTTCCTTTGGAAAGGCTTTAAACCTTACTTAAAAGCACATAAAAATTACACAGTTTTTGGGTATTTGCGGTCACCCACAGGTCTCCT